GCTAAAGAAGCTGTTTGTATACCTCCTCCTGCTAATGACGCTCTAGCTATATTTAAATCATTTACTTCAGTCCAAGATGTTCCATTCCATGTTTCTGTGTTTGCAAGTACACTTACTATATATCCACCAAATCCCAAAGCTGCTGTGTTAGTTCCAGCACCTCCTAGACCATTTCTTGCAGTATTTAAATCATTCAATTCTGTCCAAGCGGTACCATTCCAAGATTCTGTTGCACCTGTTGCAGCTGTTGAAAATCCACCAAAAGCTAAAGCAGCTGTATTTGTACCTATTCCTGCTAGACCATTTCTAGCTGTGTTTAAATCACTTACTTCTGACCAAGAAGTTCCATTCCAGGTTTCATTATTTGAAATATTAGGTGGTCCTCCACCAAATGCCAAAGCTGCTGTGTTTGTTGCGCCACAACCTGCTAAATTTCTTCTTGCCGTATTCAAATCATTTAATTCAGTCCAAGATGTTCCATTCCAAGATTCATTTACTCCAACATTAGCTGTTGAGAATCCACCAAAACCTAAAGCCGCTGTGTTAGTTCCTGCTCCACCTAAAGATCTTCTTGCAGTATTCATACTATTTGGAGATGAAGTCCAACTTGTTCCATTATAAGATTCTGTTGCTCCAGTTACAACTGTTGTAAGTCCACCAAAAGCTAAAGACGCTGTTTGAATACCAACTCCACCTAAAATATATCTAGCCGTATTTAAACTTCCACCCGTCGTCCACGCTCCAAGTTGAGGTGCTACTTCATTATATCTAAATTTTCCTGAAATACTGTTATACCAAACTTGACCTATAATAGGATTGGTTGGATCTCCAGCAAAGTTTTGTACTGCTGTTCCTAGAATTTCTTTATATGTAGCCATGATTATTTATTTTGTAATAACCAACCTTGTGTTGTGTCTGCATATACAAGGGTGAATCCGGCTCTTTCAACTGCTACTGTTAAATCTTCCGCTGCTCCTTGAATATTTTTTCCATTTCTTGCAACTGTTAAATTATTAGTGTCAAATGTTCCAGCATAGTCAATGAATGATACGAAATCACCGATCGTTGGTGAAGATGGTAATGTTGCTGTAATTGCTGTTGAAGTTGTATCTACAAAATACCCTTCTTTTGCAGTTACGTTAAAGTTTCCAGTTTTAACTGCTTGCCATGCTGCACCACCTGATACAGTTGCAAAAGATAAATTACCTGATCCATCAGTTTGAATAACTTGATTTGCGGTTCCTGTTGTTGCCGGTAAAGTTAATGTATAATTTGAAGCTATTGTAGTTGGAGCTTGTAAAGCAACATAGTTAGAATTATCTCCGTCACCAAATCTTAAATCACTTTGAGATCCTATTTGAACATTAGTTCCATCAAAAGTAAAATTAGTAGAACCAGCAAATACTCCACCATTATTATATTGAACTGCATTCGTTGTACCACCTGGTGTAGTATCAGGAACTGCAGAAATAACTGAAGTTGTATTTGGATTTACGATAACATAATTTTTAGAACCTGTTGCAATAGATACTGTTGTTGAACCACCTGCAGAAATAGTAGCAGTTGCTCCTGAATTATTTATAATTACGTAATCTTTTTCAATATTCGGAACTGTAACTGTAATTGTTGTTGCTGATAAAGCACCTGATAAAATAATTGTTTTATTTCTTCCTGCTTCGTCTGTGTAAGTTGTAGAAGATGAATTTGTTGTAAATGCTAAAGTAGTGTTTCCTGTTACAGTAACTGTAATAACACCACCAATTGCACAATCAATGTCTTGTAAATTGACGTTTGTAATGGCTCCCCATGTTCCAGAGTTTTCGCCAGTTGCTTGTAAGTTTAAACCTAAATTACTAAATGTACTTGCCATATTAAATTCTCCATATCACTTTTAATTGGTTATATCAACCCATGTTTGACCTGTAGTCGGGTTTATAGCAGACCAGCTTTGACCTGTTGTTGGGTTTATTATTACCCAGCCGTATATAGTAGGATTTCCAGCGCTTAAAGTCAATTGATTTGATGTAGGTATAATAACTTGATCTGTTGAAATTATTATATTTCCAACACCTACGGTTACTTGATTTCCTGTTACAAAGTATCTTGATTCTATATTAACAGTACCAACACTTATATTAACAGTTGATCCGGTAGCTGTAACTCCAGCTCCTAATGAGAATGTAGGAATACCTAATTCAACAGTTACTTCATTACCATTTACATCTATAAAGTTTTTACCTGTTATATTAACATTACCTACAGATGTAATAACACTTGATCCTGTAGCTTGGACAACGGTTGGTAAAGCAATTGTAACTTGACCTGTTCCAATTTGAACGGAAGAACCTGTTGCTGTAATGATATTATCTAAACTAAATGTAACAGCTCCAGTTTGTATATCTAATTCTTGACCAACAACTGCATCAGTTACATTACCACCTGCAATAATATTTGGATTTTGTACTAATAGATCTAATAAATTTGTAGTTGTATCTACATTAGATTTACCAACAATTGTTGCATCACCAATTACTAAACTTAAACCATTTCCAGTTACTTGAACAATTGCTTGTCCAGTAAACTCTATGGTTCCTGTTTGTAATTGTAAATCATTTCCAACTAAAGTGACTTCAGTTTTTCCTGATACAGATATTGTTCCTAAATTTAATAGTAATGGATCAATTGGAACAGATTCATTCCAAGCGCCTTCTCCCCATGTAACTCTACCCCAACCTTGTGAAATACCAACTTCTACAATGACATCAGTAGTCTGTTGTCCCCACTCGCCTTGACTCCATGGATGTATTCCCCAAGTATTATTAGCCATAATTTTATGGCAAACCTACTACGATATTCTCAAGATTGCGCTTGTTGAATTCGCTGCTGGGAACTGAATAGTAAAGTCGCCGTTAGTTGAAGTTTTATCACCACCAAAATCTAATACGACAACTGCTTTTGATGATTGAGTTGTATTATAGATTAAAGCACATGATGCTGTAATAGTTGCTGTTGAAAAAGTTGCATCAGCAAAATCTACATAAGAAACATTTTGTCCAACTGCAACACCAAGATTTGTAAGAGTTGTTCCACCTGCAGAATATCCTGTACCACTAACTTCATTAGAAGTTGTATATACAGTTGTTCCCGTTGCAGAAAAACCTGTAACAGTTGAATATAATGCTAATCTAAAAACGTTTCCGCCTGGTGTTGAAAAATTATGAACTGCTTCAAAAAGTTCTTCTTTAAAACTATCTGGTACTATATTTGCCATATTAACTCCTTGTTATTTTCCTGGTGGTGGAGCATCCACAACAACTCGTGGTTCTCCATCAACATATTCGTCTCTTCTTCTACGACCTGTCTGTTCAACACCAAAAGATTCTCTGGCCTGTTGATATGATTGTTCATATACTTGTATCATATTATCAGGACCTTTCAAGTATTTATATGCTTCTACTAAAGAACCGTAAAGAAGTAAATCTTGAGCATAAGTAGATATATAAGTAGTTGAAGTTACTGAATTTCCAGCAGTTATAGAAGTACCTTGAGAATAATAAGCAATATTAATTGTATAAGTCGTATTAGGAGTTGGTGCTACAAACCATGTAGTTTCATTCCAGTTTGCCCAATATCTTGGTTTTTCATAGTAAGTAGAAGATGTTGGAATGTTATTAAATTCTGCCATGTAAGAACTATCTTTTTGTTCTAATGTAGAAAATTCTCCATCCGGAGAAATCATTTCAACATATCTAATATTTCTTAAACCTGATGGAACAGAAATAGTTGTAGTTCCAGCTGTTGTAATTGAAGATGCATATAATCTATAAGCATCAATATTTAATTCTCTAAAAATTCTATTTTCAGTATTTTGAACAATAACTGAAACTGTAGAATCAGATAATCCATTACTATCTACTTCTGTGTAGTTTCTAATTTGAGTTACTAATTGTGAATACGTAAGTGCCATATTATAAAGTTTCTACTGTTGCGTTTCCTCCACCAATTAATGTGTCAAAAGTTCCAGTTCCTGACGATGCATTAAAGGTATAATTATCTGCGTTAACAACTGTTATACTATATCCTGTTGAGGTTGTTAATACTGTTTGTTGAAATCCTGAAGTTGATAGAAATGCATTAATCACAGTCACATTGTAAAATCTAACCGTGTTTCCTGTCACTTTACCATGACTTGGCTCACTTACATTAATAGTAGAACTTCCAACCGTTGTTTTAAATGCGTTATTAGCCAATGGAATTGGAGATTGAGTTACAGAAACTTGTGGTCCTCCAAATAATCCACCAGTTGTTGCAACTGTGTTTGCATTAACACTATATTGATTTGAATTAACAACAGTTAATGTAAAAGCAACTGTTGTATTTAGTAAAGCATTTGTAAATCCGTTTCCTCCAACTGCATCTGTAAATACAATTTTATTTCCAGTAGACTTTTCATGACCAGGTTCAGTAACAACGATTGTTGAACTACCTGCCGTTGCTAAAAATGGATTGTATTGTAGTAACACAAAAGATTGTGGCTCTACACGATCAGGTCGTGCGTCTTGCAAGCCTTGCGGATCGTTGCCTGGTATCTTTGGTTCAAGTTGTGGTTGTTTAGGTTCGTATTCTGTGTAATGAACAAATGATCCATTCCACTCGGTTACCATTTCGTCGTACGGGAATCGTTGGCCCGATCTGTCTGATATGGCATAAGACTTCTTACCTGTGGCAAAAGAAGTCATTAGATGCCTTCTCCATAATATGTTTTAGGAGATATGAATGTAGAAGTTCTTTGACCATCTTCTTGTAAAGCTCTCATCAAT